ACCAGACCCTAGAAATGCTCATGCAAGAGCCTGGTGCAGAAGTCAAGATCGTGGTCTCTTACCCAGACCCTGCCATTGACGAAGCACAGCTCACAACTGTAGACCCCACCACTGGCCAGCCCATGGTCATGCCTGCACCGATGGTCCATGATGTGCAAATTAAGCGCATCACAAAGGATGGCCGGATCAGGATCATGGCCGTGCCACCCGAAGAGCTTCTACTGGACAGACGCGCCAGATCGTTTGACGATTCAACCATTATTGCCCACCGGCAAATGGCCACCATGGCTGATTTGTTGGCCATGGGTTATGACCAGGATGAGATTGAAGAGAATATGTCATCGACTGACTTGGACAGCAATGATGAGTATTTAGCGCGCCAGCCACTGTCCACCACATTTGGCACAAATGACGCTGCCAATCCGATGATGCGCAGGGTGCTGTACATCGAGGCGTATTCCCGTGTGGACTACGATGGCGATGGCATTGCAGAGCTGCGCAAGGTCTGCTGCATGGGTGGTGGCTATAAGGTGGTGCGTAATCTGCCAGCCAGCTACATTCCCTTTGCTGACTTTCCATGTGACCCAGAGCCACACACAAGCCCACTTGAGGCGATGTCGATTTTTGACATTACCCGCGACTTGCAAGAGATCAAGTCGGAAATACTCAGGAACACATTGGACAGTCTGGCCCAGAGCATTCACCCGCGCACAGCGGTGGTCGAAGGCCAAGTCAACATTGATGATGTCTTGAACAATGAGACGGGCGCGATCATTCGCATGAGAGCGCCTGGCATGGTCCAGCCTTTGACGACTCCATTTGTGGGTCAGGCCGCATTCCCGATGATGGAATACATGGACCAGATCAAAGAAGATCGCACCGGCATGAGCAAGGCGGCCATGGGTCTGAATGCTGACGCATTGCAGTCAAGCACCAAGGCCGCGGTCAATGCAACCATCAATGCCAGCCAAGGCCGGATTGAGCTGACAGCCAGAATTCTGGCTGAAGGCATGAAAAAGCTATTCAAAGGCATTTTGTTCTTGGCCACAACGCACCAGGACAAAGCCCGAATGGTGCGAATGCGCAATGAGTGGGTGCAGATCGATCCAAGATTCTGGGACACCAGCATGGATGCCAACATCAATATTGCCCTGGGCAATGGTGACACCAACGAGAAACTGCAAGCACTGATGATGATCATGTCCAAGCAAGAGCAAATCTTGCAGCAGCTTGGTCCCACAAACCCATTGGTCACGCCCCAGCAGTTTAGCAATACCCTACGCAAAATCGTAGAGTTATCTGGGTTCAAAGACTCAACGAGCTTTTTTCAGAATATCCCTGCCGACTATGTGCCACCCGCGCCACAGCAAAAGCCAAGCCCCGAAGAGGTGCTGGCTCAAGTGCAGGCCGAGTCGATCAAGGCAGATATCCAGAAGAAAGCAGCAGAGCTTGAGCTAAAGCGCCAGCAGATGATCATGGATGACGATCTGACCCGCGACAAAATGGCTCAAGATTTGTATCTCAAAAAGTATGAAATTGAGTTAAAGTACAAATCACAGATCAGCACAGCGGAAATTGACGCTGCGCAGAATATCGATCGTGAAGCAATGCGTCAGCAGGCATTGTTGGCCCAGCAGCAGGCGGCACAGTTTGTGTCCCAGCCGCAGCCACCAGTGCCTGAGATGATGCCCCCATCAACCTTTCAAGGAATGGCACAGTAAGTGACAAACGAAGACCAAGTAAATAAAGGCCGAAAGGCCAAGCAGCTGCTAGAGGATGAAACCCTCAACAATGCAATTGCAAAATTAGAAGGCGACCAACTTTGGGCATTTCGTTCATCGAAACCCGAAGAGTCTGCGAGGCGCGAGACAGCGTGGTGCATGTTGCAGGCCATTGATGGTCTGCGGCAAGAGTTGATCAAAGTAATGGACAACGGGAAAATTGCACAGAACGCTATTGGCAAATCACAGAAAAATCTAATTTAAGAAAATACTATGGCAGAAATACAAGCAATGAATGTGGCCGATGCGGCCAGTGCTATCTCAGCAATGTTAGCCCCCGAACAGGGACAAGCAGAACTTGATGAGACGCAGCCAGCCGAAGAGTCTGAAGAGGACTTAGAGGCAGCGGCTTCTGAGGAGGATGAGTCTGGTGTGGAAGACGCGCCAGATGAAGAGACCCCAGAGGAACAGTCAGGGGAAGAGGAAGAGACCGAAGAGGGCGAACAGCCACAGACTTTCACTGTCAAAGTTGACGGCAAGGAAGTTTCTGTCACGCTAGACGAACTCCAGAAGGGCTACTCCAGAACTCAGGACTACACTCGGAAAACGCAGCAGATTGCCGAAGTGCGAAAGCAAGTCGAGCAAGAAACGCAAGCAGTCCGAGCCGAGCGTGAGCAATATGCTCAATTGTTGGGAGCATTGCAAGCCCAACTTCAGTCTTCAGAGCCTCAAGTCGATTTGGAGCGCCTCTACCATGAGGACCCTATCGAGTGGGTGAGGCAAAAGGAAGTCATGCGGGAGCGACAAGAGAAATTAGGTGCTATTCAGTCCGAACAGCAGCGACTTTCTCAAGTGGCCCAGTATGAACAGCAGCGCGCCATGGAAGCTCAACTTGCCAGCCAGCAAGAAGCTCTCTTTGCAGCTTTACCTGATTGGAAAGACCCCAAGAAGGCAAAGGCCGAAAAGGCGCTGGTGATTGAGTCTGCAAAGGCAGCAGGCTTTTCCGATGAAGACTTGAAGAGCGTTTACGACCACCGACTGGTCTTACTGCTGCGCAAAGCGGCACTGTTTGACCAGATGGTAAGTAAGCGCCAAGGCATTAAGCCTGTGGTGAACAATGGCCCACGAACAGCCAAGCCTGGTGCAGCTGGTCGGGTTTCGACAACAACTGAGAGTGTGCGAGCAAAGCAGCGTCTTGCAAAAACTGGTCGCATCGATGATGCGGCTTCTGCAATTGAACATTTATTGAAATGAGGAAATTATGGCTATCGTAAGTAACACATTCCTGACTTACTCTGCAAAGGGTATTCGGGAAGATTTGAGCAATATCATCACAAATATAGCACCGGAAGAAACTCCATATGCTTCAAACATTGGCCGTGAAAACGTGTCCAATGCTTTGTTTGAGTATCAGACTGATACGCTTGCCTCAGCTGCCGCAAATGCACAGCTTGAGGGTGACGATGTTGCATCGTTTGACTCTGTAACTGCTACTGTGCGTATGCAAAACTATGCACAGATTTCACGCAAGACAATCATCTTGTCAGCCACTGAAGAAGTGGTCAACAAGGCAGGGCGTCGCAGTGAACTGGCCTACCAAATCGCGAAGCGTGGCGCGGAATTACGTCGCGACCAAGAATTCGTGATGTTGAATGGCGGTGTTGCTGTTGCTGGTGATTCGACCACAGCTCGCGTGACTGCTTCTTTGGGTGCGTATATCAAGACGAACACAGACAAGCAGACCAATGGTACTGATCCATCTTACACAACGCTGCCAAACAGCGCCCGTACTGATGGCAATGTGCGCACATTCACTGAAACCATTCTCAAGAATGTGATTCAAAAAGTGTGGACACAAGGCGGTACACCTAAGATTTTGATGTGCGGTCCTGTTAACAAGCAGCGCGTGTCAGGTTTCTCTGGTATTGCCTCAAGCCGTTTCAACATTGATGGTGGTGCAAAGCCTGCCACATTGGTCGGGGCCGTTGACATTTATGTCAGCGATTTCGGCAATGTGCAAGTGATTGCAAACCGCTTCCAACGTGAGCGTGATGCATGGGTGATCGATCCTGACTACGCCAAGATGGTTATGCTGCGCCCTTATCAGCAAGTCGAATTGGCCAAGACTGGCGATGCTGAAAAGCGTATGCTGATCGTGGAATGGGGTCACAAGGTCACTTCTGAGTTGGCCCATGGTTTGGCCGCTGACTTGATCACTTCTTAATCGAAGCAACCGGAAAGGGCCAGAGAAATCTGGCTCTTTTTTTAACATGATTCACAAAAGACTATTTAGCGAAAACAAAGATCAAGGCATCAAACGCATCTGGCATGAAAACCCAGAGACTGGCGATGTGACGATTGAGACCCAACAAGATGTCACAGCGGTAATTGAGGCCAACAAGGCCATCTATAACGCTGTGGATGAGAAAGCCAACTGGACCGGTGAATGGCACTTGGTGGCATCCATCCCCGAATCCCTTTATTACAAGATGAAGGCCGAGGGCAAGATCGATGACCAGGAGTACATGAAAAAATGGCTCAACGACTCCGACAACCAATTTTTTAGAACTCGCACTGGACAAGTATGAATTACATTGCAGTCTGCACACCGGCCCGTGATCAGGTCCACACAAATTACACCTACTGCATGGTGAATATGGTGGCTTATCACACACTCAACACTGAAGACGCTATTAGTCTGAAATTGATGCAAGGCACAATCATTCAAAACCAAAGAGCTGATCTTTGCTTGGATGCCATGGCCGAAGGCTGCACCCACATTCTTTTCATTGACTCGGACATGACCTTTCCACAGGACATGGTCCAGCGGCTGCTGAAGCACGACAAAGAGATTGTGGCTGCCAACTGTGCCAGACGCAGAATGCCCACTGGCCCAACGGCCCAGAACTATGACGAGAATGGCAAGCGCCAGGCGGTCTACACCATGCCAGAATCCACTGGATTAGAAGAGGTGGGAAGCATTGGCACTGGCATAATGCTGATCAAGCGCGAGGTGTTTGAGGGCATGAGTGAGCCATGGTTTGATATGCCGTGGCAGACCACACGGGGCTACATGGGTGAGGATGTGTTCTTTTGTAAGAAAGCTCAAGAGCTGGGTTACAAGGTCTACATCGACCATGACGTTTCAAAGGAAATTGGCCACATTGGCACGTTTGAATTTCGCCATGAACACACTTGGATTGTGAAAGAAGAGATGGAAAAAGAGGCCCAATAATGGCACTGACTACATACGCGGAACTAAAGACATCCATTGGTGACTGGCTCAACCGAGCCGACCTGACTGCTGTCATTCCTGACTTTATCTCTCTGGCCGAGGCACAAGTGGAACGTACACTGCGCACCAGGCAGATGATTGTCAGGGCCAATGCGTCTTTTGATGCGCAATATGGTGCTGTGCCTGCTGACTTTCTAGAGACCAAATCCCTCAAGCTCACAAGCACAAACCCCCAAACACCATTGCAGTTTTTAAGCATTGATGCCTTGGACAATGAGATGACCAAATACACGGCCAGTGGCAAGCCTAAATTTTTTGGCATTGTTGGTGGCCAGTTTAGGATTGTCCCAACACCAGATGCAAATTACACGACCGAGTTGACCTATTACGCGAAGTTGTCAAAGTTATCAACTAGCAACACGACAAACTGGCTTTTGACATCAAACCCCGACATTTATCTGTATGGGGCATTGCTCCAGGCTGCACCATACTTGCAAGATGATGCGAGAATCCAGACATGGGCAACACTCTATGAGCGCGCCTTGAATGATTCACAAACTGCCGATGATCGAAGTGCATCTTCTGGTGGTGCAT